TTTTAAAAATGTACATTGGACAGTAAGTATAGAAACTATTGAAGAAGAATATGAATACATAAGATATGGCGCAGTCTGGGACAATTTTCTCGACAATCTAAAAATAATTCAAAAATTAAATCACAAAATTTCGTTTAACATGCTATATTTTGCTTTGAATTTTACAAGCATTTTTAATTGTATTGATTTACTTAAGCAATTGGGATTTCATAATAACAGTTTTATTATTGGAGCTTTACTGCATCCTTTAGATCTAAATATTAGACAATTGCCAGATAACATGCTAAACTTAGCTAGAGAAAACTTGCAAAAAAGATTAAATCAAAAACCAGGATTTTTATTAGAGAATGGTCTTCAGAATATCTCTGAATATATGAATCAACCATTTGATAGAAATACAAATAAACTATTTGATTATTTGAAAGTCTTAGACAAAAGACGCAACTTAGATAGCACTAAAATTTTTAAGGAACTTTATAATTATGGCAACTAAACCCTTTGATGTATCAAAATTTCGCAAAAGTATTACAAAAAGTATTGACGGTATCTCCGTGGGATTCAACGATCCCACAGACTGGATCTCAACCAACAACTACGCTCTTAACTATCTTATTAGCGGGGACTTTAATAAGGGCATTCCGATGGGTAAGGTTACTGTATTTGCTGGTGAATCTGGTGCAGGTAAATCTTTTATCTGCTCTGGAAATCTTGTCAAGAATGCGCAAGAACAGGGCATATATGTTATTCTCATTGACACTGAGAACGCACTTGATGAAGCGTGGTTACACGCACTTGGTGTTGACACTAGTGAGAACAAACTTCTCAAACTCAATATGGCCATGATTGATGATGTTGCCAAGATGATTACAGAGTTTGTGAAAGAATACAAAACACTGCCCGAAGATCAGCGTCCTAAAGTTCTAATCGTGCTAGACAGTTTAGGCATGTTGTTAACTCCTACAGATGTCAATCAGTTTGAAGCAGGCGACCTTAAGGGCGATATGGGTCGTAAACCCAAGGCACTAACAGCCTTGGTTCGTAACTGTGTTAACATGTTTGGTAGTCTGAATATTGGTCTAGTTGCAACTAACCACACATATGCTAGTCAAGATATGTTTGATCCTGATGACAAGATCTCAGGTGGTCAAGGCTTTATCTATGCAAGCTCTATTGTAGTAGCTATGCGTAAACTAAAGTTAAAAGAAGATGAGGATGGCAACAAGATTAGCGATGTAAAAGGCATTCGTGCTGCTTGTAAAATTATGAAGACACGTTATGCAAAGCCTTTTGAAAGTGTACAAGTCAAGATTCCCTATGAAACTGGAATGAATCCGTACAGTGGTCTAGTGGACATGTTTGAAGGCAAAGGTTTATTACAAAAAGAAGGCAATAGTCTTAAATATACGCTAGCAGATGGTACAGTAATTAAACAGTTCCGCAAAGCATGGGAACGCAACGAAGATAGCAGTCTTGATCGTGTAATGAAGGATTTTGCTGCTAATCCACACAAAGATACCTCTGCTATTCAACTTGAAGAGGAAACAGTCGAATGAGTATCGATGTTGAAGTGTTAATTGAGTCTTATATCACACTAAAAGAATACATTCCTGCCAAAGAACGACAAGCCGCTGCTGACAACTTAGTCAGTATGCTTGTTGATGCATTAAGCGACAAGGAACTAAGAGAATTTGGTGGCACGGATAGTTATACAAAACGAGCCATTGAAGAATATCTAGACGACGAAGACGAAGAAATTGACTACGAAGACTGATGTGGTATAATCGTGTTGTTGCGGATCTTGGAGAAATTCCGGCCTTCATTACTTATTATGAAGGTGAACTCGCGCAGGCAAAAACAGAAACATATATACGAGGTAATGTTGAAAAGTCCGCTGCAAATCTACCGGGTATTACAGAGCACAGATTTAACCAGCTTCAGGAGATCGAGGCTATACTTAACTATCTTAATATACAACTTCGCAAGATTAGACGAAAGCATTTTCAAAAATACTTGGAATCTTATGCCCGAGCTCTTACAAGTCGCGACGCTGAGAAATATACAGATGGCGAGGACGAAGTCATTGACTTTGAAACTATCATTAACGAAGTTGCTTTACTTAGAAACAAATGGCTTGGAGTTATGAAAGGTTTAGAAAGCAAAAACTTTATGCTAGGTCATGTTGTTAGATTACGTACAGCCGGTATGGAAGACATTGTAATTTAAATGGATTACAAAGAACACGCCAAGAAAATACTACGAGATTGGGCATTATGTTCTAATGCCCGTCCAAAATTTAATGCAGTGGATATTCAAATTGAAAAAGATATCTGCGGCAGATGGGCAGTTAATCTTATTCATAATTTGAATTGGGGCACTGAAATAGAGTTAGCTGAAGCGTGTTACCAACTTGAATCAAGACTTAAATTACTTAAAGAAAAAATTATAGTAGAGGTATTACAAAATGGGTATGTTTAAAAATGCGCAAGAAAGTTTTATACATAGTCAACCTATACGTGATTTATTATATCAATATGATAGTTTTTTAGACAGTTTGGAAGTGATTGCCGATTACGGTTGCGGTTCTGGGCTTGATATAGAATGGTGGGCCACGCTTATGACCAGAGATGATCCGCCAGAGCCTAGAAATTATTTGTGTTATGCAGTAGACAAAAACGTAAGACAAATAGATTCAAGATTACGTAATCGTGATAATGTAAAAATTTTTGAGGCAGACATAGAAATAGACCAGCCTGTGTCAAGAGAAATAGATTTACTATGGTGCAGAGACACATTTCAATATCTTACTAATCCACTTAATACTTTGCGTATGTGGAATGAAAATATGAGCGTAAATGGAATGTTAATACTGTCTATTCCGCAAAGCGTACATTACGAACATAATAGATTAAACAATACAAGTAGAAACGGATGGTACTTTAATTATAATGTTGTAAATTTAATGTACATGTTAGCAGTAAATGGATTTGATTGTCGAGACGCTTATTTTAATAAAAATATAAATGACATGTGGTTATATGCGGCTGTCTACAAAAGCGATGTACACCCAATGAATCCTAAAACAACTTCCTGGCATGACCTGGTTGATGCTAATTTGCTCAATGAGAGTGTCAAAGCCTGTATTAACAAATATGGATTTGTAAAACAAGAAGAAATTTTAACAACATGGCTTGATAAAGATTTTTATCAAATAAAAGAATAAAGTTACATTCCTAAATAATCTTTGTGATTACTATATGTCCATTGTTGTAACCAATGTTCAACATCTGCAGCAGTTTTTGGATTTTTGCTAATGATAAATTCTTCAAGATCATTTTTATTTTGAAACGCATTTCGTAGATTAGCCATCAGACTTTGCCAGCCCATTATATTTTCTCCTATAAGTGTATGAATATTTATTGCAATGCAACACAAGTTAACAGATTATTTTAAACCGGTAAATATGTTATTATGCGTGATCTTATAAACATTATTCTTAACGAAGTTACCTTAAGCAAGTACGGTCCTGGGCAAAAGTTTATTTTCAGTAATAGTGCTGCCGGACAACAACTGTCTAGTCAATTGGCCGCTCTAGGTCTTGACACAGCTGGTACTATTGAGCTTACAAACAGATCTAAAGGCACAGAATCCTTAGTTAATAAAAGTGAAATAATAACACGATTTGGTAAAGGTACAGATGTATATGAATTTCGTACCGAAGACAATGTGTATTTTTACGTATATGGAACCACAGGTGCAATACAAACAGCACTAAATCATAGCAAAGAAAGCACTATTAGTAATAGAGGTGAAGTAAGCGAAGGCATTCTTGGTGCAGCTATGTTTGCTAAATTTACTAAAAGACAGCCCGGCGAAGAAGTTGGACAAGTAACACCAGCAGACATAACAAATGTTTTAGATACGCTACAAGCCCAAGGCGATGATACCTATAGTGTTACGGTCAATGATGCAGAAAGTGATATTGCCGACACAGTAAGTTTTATATTGCGATTGAAAACTGGACCATATCAAGATTTAATGAATCCGCTCAAGAGAAAATTAATTACCAATGAACTGGCTAGTGCAGCAGCCTATGTAAATAACCCAATGGCCGAAAGATACAGTAAGTATTTTTACCTTAATGGTCGAGCAGACGAAATTAATGTCATGGCAGATGGCGCGGCTAGCGAATCAGAAAAGAAAACAGATGTTTGGGTAGCCATTCGCGACAAAAACGGTGCCATGCGAACGCTTAAATTAAATGCCAGTTTAAAGGTAGGCGGTGTTGGACAGTTTGGACAGGTTGGTGGTAGCGGCATTGAATCAATGACAAAACTGTTTGGATACTTTGGAATAGATGTCGCGCCGTACGTAGATAAATTTGAAAAAGCATATAAAAAAGATCAGTTTAAGGCAGTTGAGTATATGTATAGACAAATCACCGACGAGCTTCAATCAAGGTTGGCCGGCAACGACGATACAGAAGAAGCAAGATTTGTTGATAGTATTGCTCATGCAGTCACTCACTTTGCAACACTTGGTGACTCTAATGTAGAATTGGTTGATTTTGACAAAGGTGGATTTAAGATTCTGAGATTTAAAAATTTAGAATATAAATTACGCAATGTCAATTTAACTGCAAGTTATACAGGAAAAACTAGACCAGAAATTAGTATTCACGACGTAGAAAATCCAAAAAAAGAATTGATTGCAATCCGTTGTAAAGTAGAAAACAAAGCTTCTGGTCCTTATGTGAGAAACATCATCGAAAAAGGCCCACTACTGGAAGAGATTACCAAAGTTCAAGAAAGAAGTTTTAAAGAGTTAGAAACGCCAGATCCAGAAAAAACAAGAGTTCAAATTATGCACCCAGGACGTAAACCTGTATCAAGAGAAAAAGATACTAGCCCTCGAAAAAAACGCGATAAGTAATCACATGCAAAGACCTACTTTAGAAATCACAACCATGATTGGTTGTCCATTGATGTGTAATTTCTGTCCTCAAGATAATCTCCGAGATTCCTACGGAACAGAAGATCCAAAATACATGAGTTTAGAAACTTTTAAGACTGCGTTAAGTAAAATACCGCCAAATACCAGGATAGATTTTAGTGGAATGAGTGAAGCATGGGTGAATCCTGCCTGTACAGATATGTTAGAATATGCGCTTAGTCATAACCATAATGTAGCAGTATACAGCACTCTTTACAATTGGACAATTGAAACTGCACGACGAGTAGAAAATTTATTTCGCCAATATCGTAATCAAGTAGAAGTTTTTAGTGTCCATTTTCCAGACGAATATGGAAACATGAAAGGTTGGAAGTATAGTGACGAATGGGTAGAAGTGTTCAAAATAATTACCAGCGTAGTGCAGAATGCAGGCATCAAATTAGAAGCTATGACTATGAGCGATCATGGAAAAATTCATAAAGATTTACAACATTTAGGTATTCAGTTGTACAATTGGTTTGGGCATGATAGGGCAGGTAGTCTTAATAAAGAACAAGTCAAAGAACAACCTGTAAATTTTATTGAAAAACATGAACGACCAGTTCGGTGTAGCAAAACTATAAACTACGATCAACATGTATTGTTACCTAACGGCGATGTAGTGCTTTGCTGTATGGATTACAATACCAAGCATATATTAGGTAACTTAATTACTGACTCATATCAAGATTTGTTTACTGGTCCTGGTATGATATCGTTACTAAAAGAAAATACCAAAGGATGTTACAGTTCAGCAAGTCTATGTAAAAGTTGCACAGATGCTGAATACTATGTATAATAATACTTTAGCTAATTAAAAAAATGAAAATTTACATTGCAATGGCCGAACTTGAGGACGGCAATAGGATGTTTGAACGTGCTTATAAAAGCTATTCAGCTGCTAAAAAAGCAGCAGAAGAAATGGTATTTGACGTTCAAAAAAATACAAACTGGGAAATAATTCCTATAATTGAAGATATCGAACTAGTAGATGAATGATAAACAACGCGAAATTCTTGTTATAACGCAAGAAGAATGTGCCGAAGTAATACAGTCAATTTCTAAAATTTTTAGATTTGGTGTAGACAACGATCATAAATCTGGGTCAACTCAACGAGAGGCTCTAGAAAAAGAAGTTGGAGATCTAGTTGCAATGATAGAGCTACTTCATGAGCACAATTTAGTCAATGAAGATAGAGTTACACAGGCAGTTCAAGAAAAAAAAGATAAACTTAAAATATGGAGTAACATTTATAAATGACGGCATTATACAGAGGTATTATTCTTGTTTTAACAAGTAAGTTTTATGAATTAATTCTTTCGTTAAGATCACATGTGCAATCTTTTAAAACAGAAACATCAGATTACAATAATTATTTTGATGTAGGAGTTTTGGGATTTTGGAATCTAATGTTAGAAATAATTCTAATAGTGTTTGCATTGCTATGTTTATTGTTGGGCGTAGTGTTAATAGCAGGTTTGGCAGTTTGTTTTTATCCTTTACATGCTCTTGTACAGTATTCTTCTTTGTTGCTAAGGAATACACGCAATCCTCCGCCAGACGTTGACATTACTAAAACAGAAGAATCACCTGTAGTTATAAAAAAGGAAAATTAATGGATTATAAAGTAGCAGACATTTCCCTAGCGGAATGGGGTAGAAAAGAAATAGCCATTGCCGAGCATGAAATGCCTGGTCTTATGGCTGTGCGTGAAAAGTACAAATTAGAAAAACCATTAAATGGTGCTCGTATTGCAGGTAGTCTACATATGACTATTCAAACTGCGGTATTAGTTGAAACATTGGTAGATCTAGGAGCAGAGGTTCGTTGGTCAAGTTGTAATATTTTTTCAACACAAGATCATGCTGCTGCTGCACTAGCTGTACGTGGTATTCCTGTATTTGCCTGGAAAGGCGAAACCGAAGAAGAATATTGGTGGTGCATTGAGCAAACTTTGTCGGGACCAAATGATTGGACTCCTAACTTGCTATTAGACGATGGGCACGATCTAACTGGTTTGGTAAATTTCCAGAGTTAATTAATAATATTGTAGGAGTAAGTGAAGAAACCACTACCGGTATTCACAAACTAATCGAAAGAATACAAAACAAAACGTTAATGTTGCCTGTAATTAATGTCAATGATTCAGTGACCAAGAGTAAATTTGATAATTTATACGGTTGCCGAGAAAGTTTGGTTGATGCTATTAAACGTGCCACTGATGTAATGATTGCCGGTAAGATAGCAGTTGTAGCTGGATATGGCGATGTTGGTAAAGGATCTGCCCAAGCATTGAGAGCATTGTCTGCACAAGTATGGATTACTG